CTCCTGGTACTAGCACTTCTCAAATAGATAAGAAAATAGAAAGAGAAGTGGCAGAATTAAAAAAGACTAGGTCTATAGATGTAATTAAAAAACTTGAAAATGGTAAACTAGTTATCCCAGGACTTGATCTTAATAACAGAGATGAATTACAACGTCTTACTAATCTTAGTAGAACTATTTCTAGAAATGCAACAGGAGGAATGTCAGAAGGAGATATCAATAAAATGTCTATGTCTATTTGGACTAAGTCTATGATGTTATTTAAGGGCTGGATTCCAAAACTAACAGATACTCGTTTCTCTGAATTTAGAAAAATAAGTGATGATTTTTCTGTATACATTGATGATAAAGGAGTTGCACAAGGACAAAAGTATGATGTAGGTAGATTAAGATTACTTGGTCAAGTGATGTCAGATATGATAACTGACAGGTCTTTTCACTTAGTCAACTTGATTAAAATGAATGAAGCAGGACTAGCTCAAGTTGATAAGATGTTTGAAAAATATAGAGAACAATATGAATCTACCACTGGTCAAAAATTAGTTATGAGCAGAGAAGATTTTATAGACATGATTAGAACTAACTTACGTAATCAGGTGAAGGAATTAGCTATTCTAGGAGCTTTGATAGGAGTGATGTTAAGTATGGGATTCATGGCTCCAGATGATGATAAAGATAAAGCAGCTAAAAACTTTCATAAATATTCTATAAGAGTGGTAGATAAGTTTGTAAATGAGTTATCATTCTTCTACAATCCTGTAAACTATGAACAAGTTTTAAGTGGATCTATGTTCCCAGCTCTTGGAATCATAACAGATTTTCAAAAATTTGCACAGCATTTATTTATGGAAACAACAGGACTTGATTTAAGTCACCCTAGTCTTTCTGCTGATCAAGTTAGAAAGAAAGCTAGACCTATAAAGTATGCAATGAAGTCTGCTCCTTTAGCTAAATCTCTTGTTACATACCTATCTATATTTAATTCTGATTTTGCTAAAGATTTTGATGTAACAATTCAATCAGAAAATACCATTAGGTAATGCTATATTATGTAGGATAAGTTTATCTAATACATTGAAACTAAATTAAATTCGTTACTTTTGCGTATATAGGTGTATATTGTTTAGATGTACACCTATTTTGCATACCACATAGCTGTGTGTTAATTATTTATACATTTTGATTATTTAATATATATGGAAATTAATTGCTCCGTTGAACCATGTCCAGTGATACTAAATGCTACCTGCGTATTTTATGAAGGTGCTAACTTAGTATACACAGGTATCAATACAAATGATAGTGTCCAAACTGCTCTACAAAAAATAGATGCTAAGTTTGGTGATGCTGCCATTGGATATATATTTCAAAATGGTATAATACAAACTGGTCCAGGATTACCTGTACAACTAGGTGGAACCTTGATGCAGAACACAGTGATTCTTAGTGGTGGTTATACATTTAAGATTACAGATTCTATTGAGTCTGGTGCATTAATAACAACAGGTGGTACATCTTCTGATTTTGTAAAAGGAGATGGTAGTCTTGATCCTGGTCCATATCAACCTTCTGGTAATTATATATCAGCTCTAACAGGAGATGGTACAGCCACAGGTCCTGGTTCTAGTGTATTCACACTAGCTAGTGTAAATCCTAATCCTGGTACTTATGGAACAGCAACACAAGTTCCTATAGTAACAGTGAATACAAAAGGACTTGTAACAAACATCACTCCTGTAACTATAACAGTTCCTTCAGGTATACTTATATTTGTAGGTGATGTAACAGGAATAGGTGTAACAGGTTCTCCTACAACACTAACATTAGCAAATGTTAATAGTAATATATATGGTGGTAATACATTCTTAAAATTCTCAGTGAATGCCAAAGGGTTGGTTACATCAGCTACTCCTGTAGGCAGTTTAGATATTATATCTGCATTAGGATATACTCCTGTTCCAACAACTAGAACATTAACAATTAATGGTGTTACACAAAACTTAGCAGCTAATAGAAGTTGGGTTATCCCAGCAGGTTCTAGTGGTACAGCAGGTACATCAGGAACCAGTGGTTCTTCTGGAACTACAGGAACTAGTGGAACTAGTGGAAGCAGTGGTACAAGTGCAATAGATGGAACCAGTGGATCTAGTGGTACAACTGGAACTAGTGGTACAACTGGAACTAGTGGAACTACAGGAACTTCAGGAAGCTCTGGTACTTCAGGTTCATCAGGAACTAGTGGAACTACTGGTTCATCTGGAACTAGTGGAACTACTGGCACATCAGGAACTACAGGTACAAGTGGAAGCTCTGGTACATCAGGTTCTTCAGGAACTTCTGGTACTACAGGTACATCAGGAACATCTGGTACTAGTGGAAGCTCAGGTACTACAGGTACTAGTGGTAGTAGTGGAACTTCAGGATCAAGTGGAACAGCAGGAACAACAGGTACATCAGGTACATCAGGTACTGATGGAACAGGAGGAACCTCTGGTACAACTGGTACTAGTGGCTCTAGTGGAACATCAGGATCTAGTGGCACATCAGGATCTAGTGGAACAAGTGGTACTAGTGGTACAAACGGAACTGGTGGTACATCAGGTTCATCAGGTTCATCAGGTTCATCAGGTACTACTGGTACATCTGGTACCACTGGAACTAGCGGTTCTAGTGGTAGTTCAGGTACTAATGGTACAGGAGGTACTAGTGGAACAAGTGGTTCTTCTGGAACAAGTGGAAGTACTGGTACATCAGGTACTAGTGGTACAAATGGTACAGGTGGTACTTCTGGTACTAGTGGCACTAGTGGATCTTCAGGAACAAGTGGTACAAGTGCTACAAGTGGAACTACAGGTACAAGCGGAAGCTCAGGTACTAGTGGTTCAAGTGGAACAAGTGGTACAACAGGAACTAGTGGAACATCAGGAACTGATGGAACAGGAGGAACTAGTGGAACAACAGGAACATCAGGTTCTAGTGGAACTAATGGAACAGGGGGAACAAGTGGTACAAGTGGAACTTCTGCTACTAGTGGAACATCTGGTAGTAGTGGTACAACTGGCACTTCAGGTTCTTCAGGAACTAGTGGTACTAGTGGAACAAGTGGAACTGATGGTACAGGAGGAACTTCTGGCACATCAGGTACAACAGGCTCTAGTGGTTCAAGTGGAACAACAGGAACTAGTGGAACAAGCGGTACATCTGGCTCTAGTGGTACTAGTGGCACAACAGGAACATCAGGCTCAACAGGAACTAGTGGAAGCTCAGGAACAAGTGGAACTAATGGAACTGGTGGTACAAGTGGTACTGCTGGTACATCAGGAACAAGTGCTACATCAGGTACTAGTGGTTCAACAGGAACTAGTGGTAGCAGTGGTACTACAGGAACCTCTGGTTCTAGTGGAACAACAGGCACAAGTGGTACAAGCGGAACAGCAGGTACTTCAGGTATCAATGGTATATCTGGAGGTCAAGTATATTGGATTAATGAATCAGTGGCAGCAAGTCCTGCAGTAAATACAGATAGGCAATTATCACCAACACCAACAAGTACAACAACTCAAACTGTTACTTCAACTATTGCAAGTGGTGCATCTAGTATTATAAATACATATATCACAGATGGCGGTGTACCAGGATTAACAAGTCTTTCAGGAGGTAACTGGGGATTTACTACTCATTTTACAATACAAAATAGTAATTCATCATTCAATGTTTATGGTAAGGTTTATAAATATAGCATAGGTGGTGTAAGTACATTATTAGGAACAACAAACTTAGTTCCAGTGTCTTATAGTACACTTGTACAACAATTTTTCTATGATACATTTATAGCAGCTCAAGTTTTACTTTCAACAGATAGAATATATATAGAATTATGGGCAACCAATACTTCTAATCAATCTCACACAATAACTTTCTATACAGAAGATGGTTCTTACTATTCTTATGTACAAACTACATTCACAGCTCCTTCTGGTACTAGTGGTACTTCTGGTACTTCTGGTGTTGGTGGAACTAGTGGCTCAAGTGGTACATCTGGCTCTACAGGAACTAGCGGTAGTAGTGGGGTGAGTGGTTCTAGTGGAACAACAGGCACAAGTGGAACAACAGGTACAAGTGGTTCATCAGGATCTAGTGGAACTTCTGCTACCAATGGTACAGGAGGTACATCAGGTACAAGTGGCACTACAGGTTCTAGTGGATCTTCAGGTACAACAGGTACAAGTGGTAGCTCTGGAACTTCTGCAACAAGTGGAACTAGTGGTACAACTGGCACATCTGGTTCTAGTGGAACATCAGCTACATCAGGAACATCTGGTACTAATGGTACAGGTGGAACAAGTGGTACTAGTGGAACAACAGGAACATCAGGTTCATCAGGAATAAATGGTACATCAGGAACTTCAGGATCTAGTGGTTCTTCAGCTACATCAGGCACAAGTGGTATTAATGGAACATCTGGTACAACAGGTACTAGTGGAACCTCTGGATCTTCAGGAACGTCTGGAACTAGTGGCACTAATGGTACAGGGGGAACATCAGGTACAACAGGTACTTCAGGATCTTCAGGTACATCTGCCACTAGTGGTACATCAGGTACTACAGGTACAAGTGGATCTAGTGGTATTAATGGAACATCAGGAACTTCAGGTTCTACAGGAACTTCAGGAACTTCAGGAATAAGTGGAACATCTGGTACTTCTGGTTCATCAGGAATAAATGGTACATCTGGTACAACAGGAACTTCTGGCACAAGTGGTATTAATGGAACATCAGGTTCTTCAGGAACTTCAGGAATAAATGGTACATCAGGTAGCTCTGGTATAAATGGAACTAGTGGTACATCAGGAACATCTGGTACCACTGGTACAAGTGGATCTAGTGGTCTTAGTGGTTCTAGTGGAACTTCTGGAACAACAGGTACTAGTGGTTCTTCTGGAACTTCTGGAACAACAGGAACTTCTGGAACAACAGGAACAAGTGGTACAAGTGGAACCAATGGAACAGGTGGTACATCAGGAACCACAGGAACATCAGGCTCTAGTGGTACATCAGCTACAAGTGGCACCTCTGGTACTACAGGAACCTCTGGTACAACAGGCTCTAGTGGTTCTTCAGGAACTACAGGAACCAGTGGTAGTTCAGGCACAAGTGGAACTTCTGGCACCAGTGGTACGTCAGGTACAAGTGGAACCAATGCACAATTTAGTGGCACACTTAATTATGTTGCTAAATTTACAGGTAGTGGAACAACAATAGGTAATAGTTTATTATTTGATAATGGTAGTGGTGTAACAGTTGGAAGTGCAACAGTGGTTAGGGCATTTAATATTTATTCTGCCACTGCTGATAACCAATTATTAATAGCAGGACCTGCTCCTTCAGTTTCTTTAGCTGATGCATTAACAGGTGCTACTTATCAAGCAAAATTTGGTTTAGCTACAGCTTCAAATAACTTTGTAACAAATTCAGTTGCAGGTGATTTTGCCATTTCAGCACAAGGAACAAGTAATATCTTATTTGGTATTAATGGGGTAGAGGCAATGCGTGTTTTTGGTTCTACCAAGAATGTAAGCATAAACGGAAATTCTAGTGATGCAGGCTACAAACTAGATGTAAATGGTACAGGAAGGTTTAAGGCTGCTCAAAATGTTATTCTTTATCTTGAGGCTAATGGAGCGGTTTCTCCTTCTATTGCTTTTACAACTACTAATGGAACTAATTATATTCAATCGGATTATACTACAAGTTCTTTAAAATTTATTACAGGTATAACTGCTCTTACCATAGCCTCCACAGGAGCAGCTACATTATCTAATCTTGCAGGTACAGGAACAAGAATGGTTGTTGCTGATGCAAGTGGGGTGCTATCTACTCAAGCAATTGGTAGTGGTGCAATTACAGGAAGTGGTACTACTAACTACCTACCTAAATTTACAGGTGCAAGTACAATAGGTAATAGTCAAATCTTTGATAATGGTACTAATGTTGGTATAGGTAATGCTACTCCTAGTGATAAATTAAATGTAGTAGTTTCTGCAAATGGAAATAATACAAGATTTGATGGTCCAACATCTGGATTAATTTTTCAAACTAACGCAACAACAACTGATATTATTAGTTATGGTGGAACAACTCCTGCATATAGAAATTTAAACTTTTCTGCAAGTGCAAGTACAAATATGACCTTAACAACAACAGGCAATTTAGGATTAGGAGTTACACCGAGTGCGTGGAATACTATTTTTAATGTAATACAAGGACCACAAGGTTCAGTTGTTGCTTTTCAAAATAATGGACCTTCTTTAAAAATTGGAAGTAATTTTTATTATTCATCATTAGGTCAATATGAATATATTGCTACTAATCCTGCTACAAGGTATGAAATGGATACAACTCATCGTTGGTCAGTTGCTCCTTCAGGAACGGCAGGTAACGCTATAACCTTTATCCAAGCAATGACCTTAACAAGTGGTGGTAATTTACTTGTAGGAACTACAACCGATGCAGGCTATAAATTACAAGTATCAGGTACAGGATTTTTTACAAGCGATTTGGGTATAGGTGGAAGTTTTGGTACTTCTCCAAATAATACTATATTAAGTTTGCCAAATGGAGTTAATATTCAATCAAGAATTGCGGCAGGTGTTCCACAATTAGCAATGTCTGCAAACATAGATGGAGATTGGTATTCATCTACATATAAAGTAAGTAATTATGCAGGTCAAATATATATAGATGGTAATCAAGGAACAATAGGATTAAGAACTGCTCCGACAGGAACTGCAGGAGGTGCAATTACTTGGAATACACCTGCTATTTATATTACTAATAGTTCTAACGTAGGTATAGGAACAACAAGTCCAAATACTATTTTTAGTGTAGTAAAAGCAGAAACAGTAAATGCTTTTACAGACTTTGCACAATTTTCAGATAATACAAATGGATTAAGAATAAGTAATTATTTTGATGTAGGAGGTATTAGATGGGATTTTAGAAGAGGAACTACATCAGTAATATCAATATCACAATCAAATAATGTTGGAATAAATACTACCACAGACGCAGGCTATAAGCTAGATGTTAATGGTACAGGAAGGTTTAGTGGGAATTTAACAATTTATAATGTTAATGGTAATTTTTTACAATCTACACAATTAAGTACCAATGCTCAATTTCAAACTTGGTATGCTTCAAATGGTACAACAAGAAGGGGTTATTTTGGTTATCCAAATGGAGGTGGTGATAATTTTGCATTAATGAATGAACAAAATTCATCATTAGTTATTGGTACAAATTCAATAAGTGCTCTTACCATAGCATCCACAGGAGCAGCTACATTCTCTAGTAGTGTAACGGCAACAGGTAATATTTCTACTTCAGGTATTTATGTAGGTAGGACTACTAACGGACAAGCATTTGGATGCGGTAATGGAATTGATAGTGATTTAGGTATTTTTGTACAAACAAATAATATTTTATTTACAAATTCAGGAACATATGCTGGTTTTAGTTTTGCAATAGGTGGAACAACAAGATTTAGTTTAGCCTCAACAGGAGCAGCTACATTCTCAAGTACAATAAAAACAGCAGCACCTACAACAGCACTAGCAGGAGCAATGAAGTTTGGAGCAAGACAAGCAGGTCTAGCAGTAACGGCAGCAGGATATTGGACAGTAAATATTGACGGAACAGATTATTATATTAACTTACTTTCAACTTCACCATAAAAAAAAATAAAATTATGAAAACAATCGAAACAGTATCAATTTGGAACAATGGTCAAATTGACGAAGCTAAAGTATTAAATACTTATGCGATTAATGTAACATTAAATACATCAGCTACCTTTTGGTATGGTTTATTAGCAGAAACAGCAGATGGTAATATTTCCACCACATTAGCACAAGGAAATTTAACAATGACAGGCGATGCTTATACACAATGGCAGACAGATAATTATGCTTGGGATTGGGTAGCAGAACAATTAAATCTTACTATTACAGGAGATTATGTACCACCAGTACCAAGTACAACAACCACAACAACTGAAGCTCCAGTGGAAACAACAACAACTACCACCACCACTGAAGAACCATTAACCACCACTACTACTACTATTTAAAATAATTTGGTAAATTAAATTATTTAAAATAGCTTTGTAGGAAAATCAAAACATTATGAAAACAGTTAAATTAAAGGTGATTAAAGAAAACATTGGTGGTAGAGATACAATCTTAACTACATATGATCTACTTAAATCAACAATAAACAACCCAAAAGAGGGTGGTTTTAATGTAGATGAAATGATTAAAAGGTTAAGACTTCTTGAGAAATTAGATGCTCATAAAGAAACATTCTCAATAAAAGAAGCTGATCTTGAAAACTCTTTAGCTATAACAGCAGAACTTTCTCTTGAAGATGCTGATTACAATGATTTAAAAGAGCTTTTAAAAGGTATGAAATGGGGAGTTATCTCTCAAGCTATTGTTGATTTAGCTAACGAGTTTAAATAGTTCATTAATCACTCTACTTGCTTTAATACCCCTATGACATTCAAAATGTTTAGGGGTATTTTTATTAATAGGACACCAATCCCAATCTCCTTTATCAAATTTGAAATTAGGATTGTTCCAACATCCATGACATAAACTTTCATCTGTAATTCTAATACAATTAGATTGAAACTCATGGTCCTTGTTGGTAAAATTAGAGATCATTACCACCTTTGTTCCTACAGCCCAAGCTAACCAGCTAAGCCCTGAACTAAGTCCTATAAAAAATTCACTGTGATAGATTACACTCATGGTGTTCTCAATGCTTGTATCATCTATCTTAATGCAATTATCAAATGGATTATTCTCTTTGGATACATTGATAATTTGATATCCTTTATCATGTAGATAGTTAATCACTTCCTGCCAACCTTCTCTGGTCCAGAACTTACATCCACTGGTAGAATTGGTAGCTATTGTAACATACCTACCATACTTATTATTACCACGATCAAACTTTATATTAGGTCTAATCTCTTGAAAATCAAGACCTAAGATGTTAGTAGCTGCTTGTTGAAGTGGAATAGTATTTGGTAATGTTGGTTCTTTATTACTATTATATCTCCAACCAAGAATATATTGTCCATATGTATTTATTGTAGATCCTGGTTCTACAAATTCAAGCTCAGGATAGTCCAGTATTTTATTCCAAAAAGTGGACACAATCACTATACAATTATGTTTCTTTTTAAACTCTAAGCAATAAGGTATCCAAGCTAGTGTATCTCCAAGACTCTCACTATCAAAATTTATAAACACTGTCTTACCTGTATAATCTAATATATAATTGTATATAAGCTTATCATCTTGCCAAACCTTTGTTGTCCATTTGGTATAATACTCTCTATTTAATTTAACCCAATGGTTTATTTTTATATTAAATTCAGTAGAAAGACTACTATTTTCTTCATAAAAACAAATTTTAAACAGACTACTACTCACTCCTTTTATTTCTAGAAAAGGTTGAATAACAAAATGCTGTGTAATATCCACTCTTTGTTCCTGAAGAGGAATGTTCATTACAGTGTTATAAAAGTTTTTATAGGCATTTGTATAATCATCTAATTGATTTGGGATACTATATGTAGCTTTTATATCATGTAAGTTTGTATCTATAGGCTGTATGTAGTCAGTAAACATATTTTCATACTGCTCTAGGTTTCTAGCTACAATAGGTAAGCCATAACCAATAGCTTCTCTAAGAACTAGAGGATTACATTCCCATGTGCTATTGAACATAAATATATCAGTAGCCTGCATAAATAGCTGTATATCAGCTCTTTCTCCCCATATGGTTACATTAGGTGGTAGGTCTTTCATTAATGGTTCCCAGTAGTATTTGAAATTAACAGCTTGGTTACCTACAAAATGAAAATTCATATCAGGATAGTTACGAGCTATCTCAAGTCCTTCTCCCTGATTCTTACCTTGTGTCCACAGTCCTACATTCAATACATTAGTCCTAACTAAACTAAATCCTAATTTAACCTTTGCTTTATGTTTAATTATATCAGATACAACATTGTTCTCTATAGGAAACTCAATCACCTCTTTATATGATGGTAAGTTAGCAAATGTCTTTAGATGATATGGTGTACAGAAAGCATATGCATCAGGATGAAATATCTTTTCATTAGGATTAAAGCTTACATCATGACAGGTTTCTACAATCCTATAAGTTCTATTAGGATTGTATAGTTCTGTAATCATTTCTCTATCAAATCTTTCAGCTGGCTCATGTATATGAATAATGTCTGGTTGAATATGATAGATGAGATCAAATAGTTCCATTTTGTTCTCATATAATGTATATACATCTACTAGTTCTTTAATAGCATTACGCTGTACAACATAGTCTAAGCTATGACATTGATATTCAATTACACTTATTTGTACGTAATTCTGTAGCACCTCTACAGTTTTCTGAAGGAAAGCAGGCATTCCTCCTGTGGATAGATGTGGAGCTAAAAACATTATATTTAGCTTTTTGTCTTTAAGCTTATCAATCATCTTGTACATAACATCTGGTCTCTTTTCTCCATGATAGAACAATAGATTTTCTTTCTTAGGAAGTTTAAACCACTGCCAATGTTCCTTATCAAATTCATATTCATCTATGTTATTAAGAATATCAAGACTGGCATTAGTATATAAATATGGTAGACAATCTATATGTCCATTTTTCCACAAGAGAACATTTGCAATAGTTTCTTCATGAAAGGGAGCATAGAGTTTAAAATCTTTTTTAATTGTAGGATGAGTACACATCCAATACCACTCATCTAAAAATGGTACACAATCCTGATTAGCTATAAAATATCCTGTTTGTCTGTAAGAACCTCTTTCTACATCAAAGAACTCACAAGCTGGAAGCTCGAGATTGGCTTTCCCATCTAACATCATGACATCATATATACTATCTACAAATAGTGGATAGTCAGTAATAGAGAAGTCAAATATTCTATCTACTAGTGGTGTAGCTACACTATCACTATCTACATAAGCCACTGTATTAGCATATTTAAGACAGTCTTTAACAATCATTGGACGCTCTATAAGGATGTTATAAATCCTATCATCTGTTCTATTAATATAAAATTGATCCTTGGTATTATATTCTATCTCTTTGATATTACAATCCCATCTGATGGTAGTGGCTTTATGTATCTTTGCATCAGAGTTGAGCATGTATACAAACACTGGATGTTTACTAAATGTAACTAGAGAGTTTACACAAGCTGTTACAATATCATAATAAGCCTCTGTAGCATATAGTACAAAAGCTTTATCAATCATCTTTCTTTCTATGTAATATCCATAAAACATATTTCCATAGAGGAGTTCTAATGTGGGATAGCGTTCACTCATCACCTCTGTTGTCAAATCTGGTTGTAGATGAGTTTCATATATATTACCCTCATATGTTCCTTGTTCCATTTGATAAGGAATAGCAACCAAACATTGCTTCCCAGCATTCTTCACATCTTGTATAAGCTTCTGTCCTTCCTCAGCTGTTAAATGTTCTAACACATCTCCCAGGATGATAAAATTATAATTAGAATAATCAAATGTACGTATGTCTCCATCATGAATAACACCATAATAATTCCACAATTCATATTGATCAATATAAGGAGCCCATATCTCAAGAGCATCTATGTCATATTCAAGATGTTCTAACAACTTACCATATGTACCTTCTCCAGCACCTACATCTAATATCCTTGTATTAGCAGGAACATTATTCTTGAACCATTCCTTCACCTCATTTTTAAAGAATTTATAACTAGTAGGCATACAATTATTTTGTACAAATTTAAGAAAGATTAGGTATATTTGCAAAAAAACATTATGAAAATAGAAGTGAGTATAGGAGAGATAGTAGACAAGTTCACCATCTTAACTATTAAAAGTGAAAGAATAACAGATGAGGATAAGTTAAAGAATGTTACAAAAGAACTAGGTTATCTGTTAGGAAAAGTTCTTGAATTTGGTATAGATCTGGAAGATGAACTAGTAACAAGTCTTCTTGATGTAAATAAAGACTTATGGAACATAGAAAATAGTCTTAGAATCCATGAAAAAGATAAACTATTTAATAATGAATTCATTGAATTAGCCAGATTTGTATACATATTGAATGATAAAAGAGCTGATATTAAGAAAAAGATTAATATAGCTTATGGTTCTCAGTTTGTAGAAGAGAAGTCATATGATACATATTAAAAAAAAGATTTGGTAATTTCAACTGTTTTACATAGCTTTGCGTGTACTACTATAATTACCTAAACTAAATAGCACATATCTCCTTAATAGGGGATTTTTGTGTTATATACATCCCTCTTAATCCATTATGGAAACAAATAACTTCAAACAAGAATTAACCAATATGGATCTTAGACTTACAGAGATGGAAGAGAAAATTGACTCTATTAACACAAAATTAACCCAAGTTGTAGATGCTATTATAGGAAACCCACTGACAAAGGTAGGTGGGTTTGTTGGTGAAATTGATATAATGAAAGCAAAAATTATTGAACTAGAGAAAAAACAGCTCAAATATGAAGAGTTTAAAAAGAAAACATTATGGACTATAGCTGTAATAATGGGTATAGGAGCATTAATTCAATATGGTACAACAATTTATTCAAATGTTAATAGTGTAAAAGTAAAAGAACCTACACAAATCAAAACCCCATGAAACTAAAAGATATAGCATTTATTGCAATTATATGTATATTGGTAATAAAGATTTTATTCTTTTCAGCAGGTAAAGCAACATCATCTCTTCAGGAAGAGAACAGAGCTTTAATAGATTCAATAACTCTTTCTATTAAAACTATAGATAGTCTTACTATTGCTCAATCAACACAAACAAAGCAAATAGATAGCCTAATTAAGCTTCGTAATGTTATTAAAATCAAATACAAAACTATATATGAAGAATATACAACCAAAGATTCTCTTGTTAATAGCCTGTCTGTTGACAGTATTGTTGGGCTATGGACAAAAAGATACAGTTATTATCAAACCAAATGATTCTTTGGTTATTATTACCAAAGGAATGGCAATTGATATAACCAAAGACTTAGTTAAGAAAGACTATTTAGAACAAAAGGTGGTTCTTTTAGAGAAAGATACAACAGTTTTGTCGCAAATGTTTGCTAAATATGTGACAGAATTAAGTATGGCTAAGAAGAAAGAAGACGCTTATAAGTCTATTATAGCTGATGATAAAAAGATAATAGTTAATTTTAATGACTACATCCTTAAACAAGATAGGGCATTAAAAACCACCAAGGTTAAATCAATCACATCACAGATATTTCTTTTAGCAGCATTTATATTTATAATAGTAAAAAGTTAAATATGAAATTTGGATGGTCACATTACTGGGAATCTACACCTAAAGGTGTTAGAAAGATAGCAGATGCAATAGTGTCTGCTTGTGTATTTGCAGGTGGTCTTACATCACTTAATGGACATCCTATTGTAGGAACCATCATATTTGCTACAGGATTTGTAGCTAAAGCAGTATCAAATTTCTTCACTGATGACACCTCTGCAGCATGATTATAATAAACGATGAGTGTATAGACTTAATAAAATCCTTTGAAGGATTCTCTGCAAAAGCTTATCATGATGATATTGATCCTCCAGGGGTTTGTACAATTGGATATGGCACCATAGTTTATCCACCTACTTATATGGGAGGTAAACGTGTGAAGGTTGGGGATGTACCAATCACTGAGGTTCAAGCAGTTGCATTTCTTAAATGGGAGGTGGATCTTAAAACCAAAGCAGTGGATATACTACTTAGAGATGACCTTACAGCTAATCAGTTTGGAGCTCTTGTAAGTTTTACATACAACCTAGGTGAAGGATCTTTAAAAGGTTCTACACTACGTAAGAAGGTTAACATAGATCCAACTGATCCAACTATACTACTTGAGTTTCTTAAATGGGATATGGCTAGTGGGGTTCATTTAAAAGGATTAAAAAGAAGAAGACAGGCTGAGGCTGATTTATATTTTAAAAAATAACCAATGGCAAAAACAACTGGTGACTCAAGAAAAACCACATTTGGTAAAAGAAAAGGTGGTAAAGCTAAGAAAAGCAAAGGTCCTAAAGAGAAAAATGTGAGCAAATATCGTTCACAAGGTAGATAACCAAACAAAAATATATGGAAAGTGACAGTAAAACAATTAAAAAGATTAAAAGAAGCATCTTTAATGTTAGCAATGTTCTTCCTACCATTTGGATACGATTGCCTTTTCAAGCTGATAATGGATCTAAGTGGCTCCTATTGGATAGCAGACATTACCTTCTACTCAATTTCAGGATTATTTTGGCTCTCGTATATCTTGTTATCCAAACGCTTAAATAAGTATAACTAACTTAGTTATAATAGATTTAATTAATTTGCTTATAGTGAATTAATTAGACTCATTGTAATTATTAAATAATCATATACCTTTACGCATTAATTTTATTAATCATGGCAATACCTTCAAGGCCCATAGGGCAAGATCCACAATCACAACTTTTGTGGAATATATCAAAGCAGATGGAGCAATTGATTGGACAAGTGGGAGCTGTAGTTAAAAACACTGCAGGATTAACCACTACAACCACTACCACTACAGCTACTCCATAAGAATAAAACAAACCAAAACTACATATGAAGGATTTAAAATTTATCTGTGAAGAATGGAGAGATGTTCCTAACTTTGAAGGATATCAGGTAAATAGCATAGGTAAAGTAAGAAGTGTGGATAGATTTTGTGGAGATAGACGTGGAGTTATACATGGTAAATTGCTCAAACCTTTTATAAATAGACGAGGTTACTTAGAAGTAAATTTGTATAAAAACTCTAAATCCACTACTAAAATAATACACAGATTAGTAGCCAAAGCTTTTATACCAAATGATTTTAATAAACCTCAAGTTAATCACATTGATGGTAATAAGCTAAATAACAAAGTGAGTAATCTTGAATGGATGAGCAATTCTGAGAATCAATTACATGCTTATTCTTTAGGACTACAGCCTAGCAGAGCAGGTGAAAATAATGTAAAAGCAAAAATTACAGACAAAAGTGTCACTGAATTAAAAGTGCTATATAATTCAGGAAAGACTATTGTAGATATATCTAATATAATGAATATTAACGTTTCTATAATAAGAAACATTATTTATGGACGTACGTGGAAGACCAATACTATAGAAATCATTAAAAGAGATGATAGAAAAAAAGTAGCATAAACCAACTAAATATGAGTAAAGAATTAAAATTTGTAGTTGCCCAGCCAGATGATACTTATTACACTTGGCAGGTACATGCTTGGTTAGAAAGTCTTAAGAACATTGGGCACTCAGACAAAGCTATTGTACTTGTGTACACTCCTAGCTTTAGACAGAAAAGTGATAAATGGCAAAAGATTGAAAATCTCTATCCAGAAGCAGAATTTGCTTATTACAAGGATGGGGGGGAGGTCAGTCAGCTCTTAGGAACTTATATTCCTGTTCTGCGTCCTTACAGTCTTATGAGATACTTCCAGGATAATCCTGAAATGTCTACAAAAGCTGTCTTCTATTGTGATTGTGATATATTATTTACAGATAAATTCAATGTAGATGCTTATATAGATGATGACACATGTTATCTCTCTGATACAAATAGCTACATAAATGCTTCATACTTTGATAGTAAGATAAAGGATGTGCTTCCTGACATGATACAAGCATATAAAAAGATTGATGTTTTAGAGCAACTTGCTTCTAAAATTGGTATTTCAAGAAAGATAGCTGAGGCTAACAATAACAACTCAGGAGGAGCACAATACTTTGTAAAGAATGTAGATGGTGCTTTCTGGGAAAAGGTGATGAAAGATTGTATAACAATACGTTTGTATTTACAAACTATAAATAAACAATATTTCGCAAATGAGAATAAAGGGTTTCAAAGCTGGTGTGCAGATATGTGGGGAGTGTTATGGAACCTTTGGTTGAGAGAAAAAGAAACTAAAAATATACCTGAAATGGACTTTTCCTGGGCATCAGATCCTATTGAGAAAGTGCACAAGCTTGGAATGTTCCACAATGCAGGTATAACAGATAGAGATATGGATGGTTATCCTGCTTTTTACAAAGGAGCTTACCACACTGGTAAAGATCCATTTGAAGATACACACATGCTCACAGTGGCTAATGATGTAAATGCTAAAGGTAGAGGAACACATTACTATGTCACAAAACTTATTGAATTAAAAAACAAATATAATTTAAATTACTAATTATGGCCCAAAATAATAATCGCCCTCTCAAAGCTTATGTACGCTTTGATGGTACTGGAAGAATAGTTCCAAGCAGCCTAATTTTACGGAGAAAGAAACCAAAGGTGGGTAAATGGGTAGAAATTCCAGCTTATGAATGCTGCAATTATGTTCCTACAACAACCACTACAACTAGTAGTACAAGTAGTACAACAACAACCACTACCACAACTGCTACTCCTACCACTACAACAACAACAACTGTACTTTAAAATTAAATAAAAATGGCAAATAGCAATAATAGATTAAAAGCATATGTACGTTATGATGGTAGTGGACGTGTCATAGCAGGTAGTTTAATTCTACAAAGATTTAAACCAAAGGTTGGTAACTGGCATGAGATAGATGCAAATGAGTGTTGTAATTACACAACAACTACAACTACTAGTACAAGCACAACTACAACAACTACTACACAGCCTATATAAAACTAAAACAACATGGTAAAATCATTATTTCCTGATGAGATGATGGAAAATGCAATAGGAAACGCACTTACATTAGAAACAATTGCTGGTAAGCTGTCATATTTCTATGAGCAACTACATCTATTACATTTTCAAACTACATCATTTGCTGAGCACGAAGCTTTAGGTAAAATATATGACAGGGTAGGGGATTTTCAAGATGAGATTGTAGAAAAGATTATGGGTTATTCAGGAAGAAGAATTAAAGCCTACAAAATTGATGTTTTAAAAGATTATTCTTCAGGTATGCCTAATCAAGTGGTAAAAGAATTAGTTTCTTTTGCTAAACAACTAGAAGAATTTGGAGAGGCTAATAAAATGCCTGATATTGAAAATGTAGCACAATCTCTATCTGGAGAAGCTGCTCAAACTTTATATCGTCTAACATTGTCTTAATGCAATTAAGTAAAAAGTTTTTTCCAGAGGTGATGCAAGATAATGAAACAACTTATTTTGCTCACCTTTTTGGAATTATAGATTCCATTGATGAACTTTCTACATTAGAAATAACTAAAAATCCTTCAGCTTATCACTTTAGGTTAGCAGCATCTCTTCCAAAATATAATGAGATGTTATTAGAAGAAATATTAAAACTTCACAACATTTTCCAAATACGTATTGATATGAGTAAGAGTATTAAAAGCTCTGCTACAATAGTATTTGAAATAGATTTGGAAAATTAAAATATTATTTCCTATCTTTGTAATTAAACCAAAAAAAATAAATTATATGTCAGAAATAGTAAATGAACAACCAGCATTTGATCCAACTAAGAAATACACATGGTCAATGGATACAGACTTTGTATTAAAAGGTAGTGAGTTTGGTCTTGTTTTAAATGCTTTACGTAGCATAGTTAGTACACCAGAAGCTCAGTCTATCTTCTTAGCTAATAAAGCTGTAGATATGATTGAAAACACTCTTGGAAAAGCAATTGAAGATGGTAGTGTTCAAGAAGTGATTGAAAACAAAGCAAGTTTATAAAAAATTAAAAACATTAATATGGCAACAGTTAAAAAGTCTGGAGGCAGTCTTTCAGGATTAAAAGCTTCTAATAAGCGTGTAGGTCCTGTAGATCCTAAAGGTGCTTGGACTAAGGTTCAAGAAAAAACATTAGCTAAGGCTAAGGGTAAAGCAAAACTTACACCTGATAAAGAATTAGGTGCTACAAAGATGAAAAAGAAATAAATCATGGCTACTGCTAAGAAAGATAAAAAATGGATTCAAAAGGCTGTAAATCCTGCACATAAGGGATTTTGCACACCTATGACCAAAGCTACATGCACTCCTAAGAGGAAAGCATTAGCTAAGACATTCAAAGCAATGGGTAGAGCTAGAAAAGCAAGCTAATGATATTTGAACCTAAGAATAGAATAGAAGTTAGTACACCTAAAGGTGATGGGATTATAATATTAGTTACAGACTATGGTCATGAAACTGATACTATCTATACAGTGATTATTGATTCTACAGGTAAGTTCTGGCAGTTTACACATAAAGATATTAGAGCTAAAAAAAATATAACATTTAATAGAAAATGAGTAGAAATCCAAAGTTAAAACCTTATGCAAGATTTTTAAAAAATAATGAAATAGTATCAGGAAGTCTTGGTTTATACACTCATGCTCCTACTGTTGGTATTTGGAAGGAAGTTCAACCAATTGAATATTTTAATAAAACTACTAAACATTATAGTGAGGTAGTTAATGCTACATATCCAAATGCTTTATTAGCTAACAATGTTGCTTATAAATTAGTAAGTTTTCTTGATGGTTTAGGTGCTGATGCATATAATACTGTTTTGAATTCTACAGTTTGTTCAGATGATGTTAATGCTTCTGAGTTTGCTAATATATTTAACATAGGTCAAAATCCTCCAGCATTAAATAACTATCTTGGACCATTTATGGGTGGTGGACTTGCTGGATATCCTCACACAGGTATATTAGGAGCACAAGCTTGGCAAAGTCACACTACATCAGATGATAATGCAAATGGACCATTATTATTAATTAACATGCCTCATATAGGAATTACACAACAAGCTGACCTTATTGCAGCTAATGATAATGTAGGTAGAATGTTAAGAAGAGGTAAGAGTTCTGCTACAGCTGATAATACATGTGGAGCTGTTGCTACAGCTATTGCTGATGCAATTACATTAAATGGTGTTGCACCAGTGGCTACAAATGCTCCTTTTGTAAACAATTATCAAAGATATCAACTTGCATTAATTGTTTATGCTTCTTATACTTATTATAATACACATACATATTCACAGAATATGATTCAAGCTACAGAACTTATAAGAGTTGCAAGTTATAATATATTACATAATACAATTATTCCTGCATTAGGATCTGCAACTAATTTATATTTATTCAGTGGTACATTTATTAATGCTGATGATGGTTATTCTGCATTTATTAATATTAATTCATTAGAAGTAAGAGCTGGATCAACTTGGACATCTCTTACAACAGACTTTTTAAATTTTGTAAATGGCTAGTATTAAGAAACCTGGACCTTATAATCCACAGAAAGCAACAGCTTATGTTGGCAAAGGTGTTCTTAAGAATGGTGGTGGTATCACTCCTGTTCCTAATGGTCCTTTAGTTAAAAAGAAAGGAGAGTTTAAAGGAAGTACATTAAAAAATGGTGGATCTACACCTGCTTGGACTAGAAAAGAAGGTAAAAATCCAAAAGGTGGATTGAATGCTAAAGGAAGAGCTTCATATAATAGAGAAACTGGTGGACATTTAAAAGCCCCACAACCAGAAGGTGGTCCTAGAAAAAGATCATTTTGTGCTAGGATGTCAGGAGTTAAAGGACCTGCAAAGAAACCTAATGGTGAACCAACAAGGAAAACATTAGCTTTACGTAAATGGAAATGTTAAAATAATAATATCATGGCAAAACAAATGATTAAACGTGCTGATGGTTCTACCTCTCAAAGAGGACTTTGGGATTCAATTCGTGAGAATAAAGGTTCTGGTAAGAAACCTACACCACAAATGCTTAAGCAAGAAAAGAAAATCAAAGCTAAAACTAAATAATGAAAAAAATATTAGTAGTGTTATTATTAATTGTAGCAATAGTTGCTATAGTTATGATACAAAAGTTAAAGAATTCAGAAGTTGCTCATGATACAGCATTAACTGTTGTTGTTGGTAAGTTTGCATTTTGTGGAGCATCAGGGGCAACACCCACAGGTGACACAATAATTGTAGAAGGTAAAAAGTTCTTAGAAGGATGTGCTGTATGTCCTGTAATGGATGGTCCTTCTATTGCAAATACAATTCTTGTACCTAATCCTTCAATCACACCAGATAGTACAGATAAAACTGTATGGTCATTCTTTTGGTATTATGATTCAGTTGCTCAAGCACCAACTTGGGAAAACTTACCTACAGTTAATCGTACATTTACAATTACAGATGCACCAGATAGTAGCATGAGTAATATGTGGTGTATGCCTTGTACATTATTACCAAAGAAGGTTAATGGAGTAACATTAGCAAAATGTTATGGTCCACTTAATGAATTAGCTTTTCCAATGCGTAGAGCATTAAGAGCTCACAAAGGTCAAACATCTGTAACTCAAGCACCAGTAGGTGCAACATATTCAGTGGGAACAATTATACCAAAATTTAAAAATTAAATAAAATGGCAACAGTTAAAAAATCTATGAAAAAAGCAGCTCCTAAGAAAGCTATGGCTGCTCCAATGCAAGCACCTATGCAAGCTCCTCCTATGGGCGGTGGTCCAATGATGAAAAAAGGTGGTAAAATGGCAAAAGCTCAAAATGGTAAGGAAATAGCAGAATTCTTAGCAAAAAGAAAAGCTGCTGCACCTGCTACACCAAAATATGATAGAAATGAAGCAATGTCTCAAATGAATGCTGCTAGTAAAGGATATGATGCTGTTAAAGATAAAGCATCTAGAGATAGTATGTCTGCTGCATATGAACCTACTCGTGAAGCAGGTATGAAATCAATGGGATATAGTAAGAACAAACCTGCAGGTTATAAAGCAGGTGGTAAAATAGCTAAAGCTATGAAAGTGGTAAAAGCTGTTAAAGCTGTTAAAAAAGCAATTAAATCTAAATAATCATGGCAACTATTAAGAAGCTTGCAAAAGCACAAATGGGAAAAGATGTTCCTAAAGACAAAGCTAGAACAGAAATGGGTGATCTTGTTGATAGAAAAGAATTCTTGAAAAGACAAGATAGTATGGCTGATATGTTAGATAAACAATCTGGCAAAGGTAAATATGCTCCTAAAGCTAATCCTGCTATCAATAACAAACCTATGGGTATGAAAGATATTGATAAAAAGGAATACAATAAATTACCTGAATATAAACCAAAACAAAAAAACGGTGGTAAAATGGCAAAAGCAAAATCTGGTGGTTCATTTCCTGATTTAAACAAAGATGGTAAAATCACTAAAGCTGATGTATTAAAAGGTAGAGGTGTTATTGCTAAGAAAGGTGCAAAGGTTGCAAAGAAAGCAATGCCTTGTGCTAGTTGTGGTAAATCAATGAAAAAGAAATAATATGGCAGGAATGACATCTGGTAAAGCTAAGAAATCTGGTGCACCAAGAAAAGCACCAAAGGTAGCTCCTCCTAAACCTATTAACGGTAATTATATGAAAGAGAGTGATAGCCCTAAGAGCAAAGGAAAATCTCCTATGGCTCCTATGACTGGTAAAAAGTTATCAAAATGATCTGTCCTATACATGAAATACATTATGAACATGAGCAGGGAGACACTTGTCCTATGTGCTTAGAAAGTAGTAATAAAAAGGCCCCTATAAATTAGGGGCTTTTTCTATTTCTTTATTCCCCAAAAATATAAATCTTGAGGCCATGTTTCTCTAGCAATAAATTCATGCTCAGAGAAATGGTTTTCCATATCTATCTCTTCACGAACATCTTGTTCTGTGAGATTCATGTAATAATCATTTTCTATTAAGGATGTAAATGGAGAGTCTTGAGGACTTGTTCTACGTGTACCATGTTCAGGTCTTCCTGTTGTAGCACAGCTAAACAAAAACACTCCCCCTGGTTTAGTTAAAGCAATACAGTTTTTAATTGTATCCTTCCAGAACTCATCATGTTCAAAACATTCAGCTGATATAACAATATCAAATCCTTCAGAGTCTTTGAATTCATGTCCTCTACATACAATATCTACATTCTTTCCTGCACCAATATCTACACCAATGTATTTATAATCTGTAAATAAATATCTATTGTTTCCATTAATATCTAATGAACCAATATCTAGCACTCTACAATTAACAAACTTTTTAGGAAACTTATCTTTTACATATGTCATGAATGTTCTTTGTTCTGGATGTGCCATTTTATAAGTTTAAATATGTCTTTAATAAATCTACATAGTCTATCTTCCAACAAGGATTTAATTGAACATCTCCTGTAGGAATATTTCCTTTACTTCTTTCTCTTTCAATATGAGCACTGTGTCTTTGTATAGCATTGAGTTTTCCAGAATGATCTGTACCTTCACCACTCATATGATAACCTCTACCTCCCCACATATAGAACCAACTTGCTTCTTCTTTAGGAAGTTTAACAAATAGTCTTCCTCCATGTGCATTAATACGTTCAATAAATGTCATATCATATCCAGCATTCTCAAGAGGATGTCCTCCTATAGCTTTCCAAGCTGACTTTCTAAATACAATACCAGAGTTACCTATCCAACCAACCTGTTCAATACCTGTAACATGACATAACACTCCTGTTTCCCAGTGAATAATATTCACCTTATCAGTCATGTATTTAGCTACATTCTTTAAATGGTGTGGTAGAGCTACATCATCATCATCCCATTGACATATTATATCTCCTTGACATAATTCTGTTGCATAGTTTTCCTTTTCACCTATAGTATCAAATGTTTTGTCTAGGTTAACTATCTTAATTTGAGGATGATCAAATACAAGAGTTTGTAAAGGATAGTCATTAACTATTATAAGCTCACATCTATCTGCAGGATAGTCTTGCTTGAGGAAAGATTCAACACTCTCCTCAAGCGTAACTATTCTACCATAGGTTATACATTTACATGATATAAATGGATACATATTAATTGATTGCTCTAAATTTAATAATGTCATCACCCTCTAGTGTAATCTCTGATTGATACACCTTACGTTCTCTCTTATATCCCTTCATCTTATTAGTCTTAGGATCAATTTCTGGAACATTTTCACTACGCTCATGCATATCATCTAATAGAATCAAAAGACTGTTGTCTTCCATTTCTACAGACCTAATCACTTTGTTTAGATTAAAGCTATCTGTATAGCTTTTGTCATCTGTCTTTCTTGTGTAAAAGAATTGGCTCATTTTATTTTGTTTATTTGGTTATAAAATTCTTCTGAAAGGTATTGCATTTCATATGCATACACTTCTTCTGTAGTGTCATTAAATGGTACATTAGCCCAATGCATGATATTAAATGTAGCATGTAAAAGCTCATGATTAATCACTGATATAGGAGTGTTGTAAGGTATCCATATAATAGGAGGTTTACCATCTATTGTAGTGAATGTAGTGGCTCTAGAATCAAATGCTTCTGATATAATTGTACTATCTAGATTCTCTTTAACATATTTAAGAGCAAATGCTGTATCATCTGTAATAATCACATTTACATCTAAATCAAATGTACCACTACTGATTGTAACTATTCGATACTTAACACCTAATCCAGAATCACATCCTACAAGTAATAAAAGCAATAATAATTTATACATTGTATTTAGTTTTTAAATATTCACGTCTTCTATTAACTTCTTCATACTTGTATATATCACTTTCTACATTAGTGTGTTCATCTAGTGTCAAAAGTATGATATTTTCCTCATCTAATTTAGCTTGAGGATATTTTTCTTTTGCTAGAATATGATGAAAGAATGTAGATAGAGGTTCTTTTCCTAAATGGTCTCCACTAATCTCAGACTTATACGTTCTTTCTTTCCATATAGATAGAAAGAAATCTTGCATCTGTTGAATACTCTCAATATTTTGGGCAGACTTATTTGGAATAATCAACATTTTAGTCTGAGCTAGTGGTTTCCTGGTTTTATGGATAAAACAATGGGTTCCTTCACAATTTTTACCACAGGTTAAACATTTACTTTTAGCCATTATTTAACTCCTGAATAGTGATATAAGCAAGTTCTGTCTCTGTTAATCAACTTAGCTGCTTTGCGAATATTAATTTTATTATATAATACTAAAGATGAATATTCCATTACAGCTCTTTTCTCTTTATCATACTCACTGTATTGTAATCTGTGTTTTCTATCTCGTATTATATTAATATCAGCATCATGCTTTGTTAAACACTCATCAAGCAACTGTTGTGGATCTAAAGGTCTTCTATCATCTTCACCTCTCACTATGATACCTCTCTCAAACCTAGGTAGGCCCTTCATAGCCATCCAATCAATGTGTAACTTCTTATCATACATAGTTAAAAACTCACGCTGGTATTCTTTAATCTTTGTTAATTCTACTGAATCCATTATTTGATTTTTTCATAATATGTATATCCCACTCTAGTGTTATACATATCAATTAGGAAATTAATGTCTTTCTTCCATTCCTTATACTCTTTAGTACGTTTGTTTGTAGGAGTTATTGAATCAAGTCGCTTGATTTCTTCTCTTACATCAGGAAGGTTAACATATTGTTTTTTAAAAAGCTTCATGTCAGCTTCTGTAACAGTTGATATTATACTCATAGTTTATTTGATTCCTGTACTACCAAACCCACCAGTTCCTCTAGTGCTATCTGATAGTTCATCTGTTTCTATAAATTTAACACTTAACACTTCTTCAAAATATATCTGTGCCACTCTATCACCTACACCATAAGGAAGAGGATTACTAGTCATATCTTCTTTTAAAGATGATAGTATCATCATCCATTCACCACGATAGTCACTATCAATAACACCAAAGCTATTATTCATAACCCATTCATGTTTTGTTAGATTACTTCTAGGAACAATGATTCCTTTATATCCTTCAGGGATTTCTGTAGAGAATCCCAGTCCTATACAAATTTTGTTAGGACTAGGGAATGTTATACTATGAGCATATACATCATAACATGCTGCATTTTCAGAACCTTTTACAGGCATTAATGTATTATATTCCTTCTTCTTAAATTTCACTAATAACATCTTCTTCAATTTTGATTTCAGTTTTATTAATTTTGTTTATAATTTGGTCTTTAACAGAAGCATAGAATTCTTCATTATCCATTAACATTGCTTTGAACTCTTCAAGATCATATTTAATCTCATTAAAAGTGAATGTTTTACCATACTTTCTACCAAGTTCAAAATCATTTAAAAGATCCATGATTTCCTTTAGTTTATCAATACCTACACCATAAACAATTTCAAAATTAGATAGTCTATAAGGAGCAGACATTTTATTCTTAGTACATTTCACCTTAGTGATATTACCATATTGAACATCTCCTTCTTTAGCTGCAGATTTACTCACCTCAATTCTTGCATCACTATAAAACTTAAGAGCATGTCCTCCCTGTGTAGTGGTTGGATTACCAAACATCATTCCTATTTTCTCACGATATTGACTAACAACAATAACACAAACATTGTGTTCTGATAGAGCACTCTTTAATTTTGGATAGGCATTACTATTTAACAATGCTTTCTTACCAATTGAGCTATCTCCTACATCACCATCTAACACCTTCTTAGGAATCAATGATGAATCACTGTCAATAATAACAAGATCAATGTTTCCTGTATTAATCATATCCATAGCAACTTGGAAACCTTCTTCACCACAACTTGGTTGAGCAATTAACATTTTAGATGTATCAACACCAATAGTCTCAAAATACTTCTTATCTACAGCATGCTCACCATCAATGTATAACACTGTTCCACCCTTCTTTTGGCATTCAGCAACAGCATGTCCACATATTGTAGACTTACCTGAACCTTCCCAGCCCATCAACTCATAGAGCTTACCCTTAACAAACCCACCAACACCAAGTGTAATACTATCAAAGCCTACACTACCAGTGGAAATTAAATCATAATTACCATTTGATTTACTGTCTAATGTAAGAACAGTTCCTTCACCATAAGCTTTATTTAGCTTATCTAGTGCATCTTGAAATTTAGAGATTGAGCCCTCTTGAGCCTTAGCTGCTTTTGCCATATTTAATTGTTTTTGTGTTTACAAATATACTAATTTTTTTGTGAATATTGACATCTTTTCTACATTAATTTATGAAATAAAAAACCCTAGAATAGATATTCCAGGGTTTTGACAAATCACAATTAAAATGAAAGAAAACAAACGAACACACAAATATTATATATTGATTTCGCATCCTTCAGGACCACTGCATGCAGCAATAGCACCAAAGTCTACACTATCATCTAATTCCATCACCTTTGTAAGATCTACAGATTGTAAAGATAGGATCTTTTCTTCATATTGCTCTTTAGTAATATCTTCAAAAGGAGCTTGTACATAACTATGGTCACTAAATGGTAAAACACTTAGTCCGTTGTACACATTTCTATTCTCCCACATCCATTCTCCTACAACTTCCCATTCATCTAAAGAGTCCTCTAAAAATTCCTCTATTATAGGATTTGAATGGTTATCTATAATAACATCAGTCTTAAATACAGAAGGATAAGTTCTATTCTTATCAATAGATATTGTAGCACTTACATTATGTGTATTAGCACCACCAGTGTGTCCTGGAATGATCCATTCTTTAGAGAACTTCTTAACACGCTCAAGTGTATCAATAGCTGATTCAGTTCTGAATATACTTCCTTCTGGAGCTTTAACAGGAATACGTACACACAATGTATCTTTTGGACGTAGAATATCATCTTCACATAGTTCAGGATGATTTATCTCTAGATACATAGCTATGTCTTCATTCTTATTAAAACGCATAGTTCTTAAATAATAAGGAGCATGCCATGCATGAATACCACTTGCTGTTCCTAACACCAATGATGTTGTACCAGAAGGTTTAATACATGTAAGTCTAGCTGCTTCATTAGTTCCTATCATAGAAGATACATCTCTATTAACTGTTTTAGCTGTATGTGCCACTAGTTCTAGGTTGTATTTAAGAATTTCTCCACTACCTATACCTGTCATACCAATTCCCAATAAAGCGTCTTTAGCAGTGGTCTTAGCCCATATAGGACGTAAGTAGTGGAAATCATAGAAACCTGCCTGTAATGTACCAAAGAATGATGCTACAGCCACTCTATCATTAAGATCTGCCTGATCTGCCACATCTGACACATTTAGCTCGCACAGATTACAGAATTGAAAAGGTCTTAAGCCTATTTCACAACAAGGATTAGTTCCCCAATCTTTATCATTTGTCCAATAGATTCCTGGTTCTCCAGATCCACTAGCCTCAATTCTTTTCCATAGAGCTTTAAACTCTTCTTCTCCTACAGAACCTCTTTCTAAAACAGCACTATTATTACTTCTACCTCTTTGTTCATTTAGTTCCCACCATGCTCCATATTTGCATGTAATCATTTCCTCATCATCATGGCTAAACAAACTAATCATTGCACTTCTTCTAATGCCACCTGCAAGAACAGAATTAGCTATATGACACATAATATCATGAGCTTCTAAAGGAGATAGTTTACTACCATCTTCCTTTCTTTCCATAATAGCATCAATATGAGTTAATGCAATCTTTAATGGTTCTGGTCCAGGTGCTTTACCACCAGCTGTTACTAATCTAGCTCCTTTATGACGGATAGATCTAAAATCAAACTTAGGCTTAAATCCTCCTTCAAAATAAAACTTCATTAACATCTTAACTGAATCAGCCCATCCCATGATAGAATCCTCAATTAAATAATTACGCTGTTTATATGTGTGTTGTTTTTGAATAGCTGGTAATTGCTCTACATGATGCTTTTGTACAGAAAATCCTACACCAGAACCACCTAATAACAAAAACATAGTCTCACTGAAACTGTACAAGCTGTCAACAGGTAAATAAGCACAGTTATAACCTCTTGCATTATTTACTTCCATAGCTGGTCCTGCAAACTGCAGAGCTCTCATAGATGGTAACACCTTCTTATCTCTGATAAACTTAGCACTTTCTATTATTGCTGCTTCTAATTTAGGATATTTCTTGATCATCATTACTTGATACCTGTCAACTATCTCATCCCAAGTTTCTCTTCGTTTAAGCTTTGGGTTGTATTTAGCATATTTGCTAAACACTGTAATTTTACTTAATGCTTCTAATCCTAAATCCATGTGTTTTTGTTTAATTGTTATAAATAAGGGGGTTGCAAAAGTAATGCATACCCCCTTACCATCCAAGAGAATTGAAAAATTCTAACTAACTAACTCTCTTATTTTTTCTCCTAGTTCTGCATTATTAGAATGCTGTTTAACCAAGTTGGTTATTTCTTTATTTAAGCTCATTAGCTTTTGTAAATAAAGAGTGGCATCCATTAATTCTTCCTGGAGATGTTTAAGATAGTTGTCATGATTATTCTGTTCTAGTGTGGTACCATATTTAAGAATACCAACACCACTTCTCTGAGAATATTTTTCAATCACTTCTAACACTATTTGATCACTGTCTTGATTTTCCCACATTTTTACATTTGGATCTATATCATTATTGTATATCATAACTTATCATTTAAAATTTTAAATGCTTCTGTTACAGCTGCTAATTCAGATTCTTTTCTTGTATTGTATTTAAAAGGTTCTGTATACATCACATCTAGATTTCTAACAGTGTATGTAAATATTACACTCTCTTTGTAATCTAAAAGTATTTCTATATACACTCCATGATTATCAAACACATCAAACAATCCTCTAGGAGCTGAATCTATAATAGCTGCTATTTTATCATTATCAATTCCTTGCTCTCTAACAAAATCTTTAAAATTATCTGGTAGATTATCATCGTTTAATGATTCTAACATAAATTCTAAATAATGTCTCTTTATAACAGCACCAGCTTTACTATACGTTTCTAATAATTCTAAACTATTCATGCTTTTTCTTTTTTAAGGTTAATTACTCTTGTACCTTCTAATTTTTTACCATTCTCTTTCCACCAGTCTCTCTCATAATCAAATTCATTCTCATTGTTGCTATCCATTAACAATGAATTCTTTACACTTTCCATTTGACAGAATATAATGGTGTTTTCTTCACCAAATTGTCTTACTAGCTCTGCTAATATCTCTTTGTTATACATGTTCTTTAAGTTTATCAAGGTTAAGAATTTCATCCTCTTCAATAAAACCTCCCCAGACTTCCATATCTTCATCAAAACTTACACCAAGTCTTTCCTGCCAATATTCTTTCAGATCAGGAGTTTTATTGAAAGCTCTCCATTGTAAACTGATTTCATCTTTATGTAAACCATTCTTCTGCAACTTAACAATCTTTGGAAATATCTCTTGAAACTTCTTAGAGGTTTTAGAATATTTACCTTGTTTTATTAACTCAATATCTGATTTAAGTTTCTCATGAAGCTTGTATACAATTACAACAAAACCATCTTCATAATCATAATCATCTATTATAGATTTAGTTCTTTCATATTCTTCATCCAAAAAGTCTCTGAACTTATCCAGATCTTTTGGTTTGAACAATAGATAGACACAACTGTCATATTGGACATCTTTTCTATTGTCTTTTATATATCCATTAATATATCCATTGTCCAACAACCTTTCTCTTCCGATACTCAGTGTTGGTACAATAAATATACTAGTGATGGTCTTTTTT